CATGGCCTGCATCTGCCGGTCTTCGGGCTCACCTTCCTGCAGCGTGACGTTGCCCGGGTACAGGTTGAGCTTGACGCGCTTGTACTCGACGCAGAAGTACTCCGCAATCCGCACCGTGTTCTGCGTCACCCACTGCGCGGTGGCCGAGTCGCCAGTGCCCTGATCCATCAGCGCGGTGATCGGCGTGGCGTCGGGGAACAGGCGCTCGTACTCGTCGCGCGTCATGTCCTGCGTGATGAAGCACCACTTGGCATCCGACCCGCAGGGGTCTTGGATGGTCGGGTCCATGTACACGCTGAACGAGTTGCGGATGCGCTCGATCTTGATGTCCTGATCAAACGTGTTCTCGTCGCAATACTCCGTCAGCAGGCGCCAGTAGCCCTCGCCAAACGTCACCTGGTTCTCGCAGGCGGTGTCGTACGCGACGTCCGCGTCGGACATGTACTCGATGTGCCGCACCACGCCGTCGTAAATTTCGGCAACCTGCGGGTCAGCGCGGTCGTCCGCAGGGATGACCTTGCCGCTGGGCCGATTCTGGCGCTGGTCATTGGTGACTTGGCGAACGTGCTGCGGCAGTTTGTTGATCGTCAGGCAGGGCCTGGCGTTGATCGTCTGCCCCTGCACGTTGCCGCGGGTGGCCAGCACGTTGCTCGGCCACTGCCAGTTGTTGTCCGGGCTGCCGGCCATGAACCGCAAATCGTCCAGCTCGTCATTGCGCGACGAACTCAGTGCGCCGAGCGCCATCTGCAGGCGCTCCCGCATGGTGGCTAGGACGTCGTTTTTGGCTGATTTACGGGCCATGGCAGGGTAGGGTCACCGATGCGTTACTTTTTGCCCTTGGCGGGCGCCTTGGCGGCTCGCTGCGTGCTGTACGCAATCGCCACCGCCTGCTTCTGCGGCTTGCCGTGGGCCATTTCGGTCTTGACGTTCTTGCGGAACGCCTCTTTAAACGACGATTTCACCAGCGGCATGTCACTTCCCCTTCGGTTTGGCCGTCTTGGCCGACGCGCGAAACGCCTTGGCGGTGGGTGCGCCCGCCGCGCCGGGCTTGCGCATTTTCTCACCGCTGCCGGCAGCAATGCGCTCGCGTTTGGCGTGAATGTTGGCGTAGAGGCCGGGTTTTGTGGGTTTCGTGGCCATTTTCCGCTCCTGCGTCAGCACTTCCAGCGTTTCAGCGCGGCTTTGGCTCGCTCGCCGTTCTCGGCCTTCGCGGCCACGCCACCCATGCGGGCGCAGAAACTGGCCTTCCGCCCCTTATCCGCCTCAGTCTTCGGATTCGGCGCCGGCGCCTTCAGATTACTGCCGGTCTCGCGGTTATACCGCTCCCGGCCCTTGGCCGTCAGGCCAGCGCCCTGCTTCGTGGGCAGCTTTTCGCCCCGACCAACGCTCAGAGACACCGATTTCGCCATGTTCAGCCCTCAGTGAGCCATCCAACCTGCCGTCTGCGAACCGGCGTGAGCCGTCACCACCCGGTGCTGGCTGCGGGGATTGTACTCCCTGTGAGCCACCGGGAACGCAAACGTCACCGCCAGTGCGTCGGCGGCGTCAGGCGAGGCCAAACCGCGGGCCTTCATCTGCTCCTTCGTCTCCAGCGCAATCGCGCCCGACGAGTTCGGCTTTGTGCGCGGGCCGCACAGGTCTTTCTTCAGGTTCCTGTCGTCCTTCAGAGACGCCGTGCGCAGCCACTGCTTCATCGCGCCCCATATCTCTGCCCGCTTGTTCTGGTACGCCTTCTGATCCTTGGCCTTCCAGCCGAAATTCACGCCGCGCACCTTATACCGCTGCTCCAGCAGTCTGTCCAGCACGCCCGCGCCGAGCCCGCCCTCGTCAATCACCGTCAGCGCCGGCTGAAAATCCTCGATGGCCTCGATCACGTGCCCGACCACGGTCATCGTGTCGTCGCCACGGAACCGCCGCACTTCCAGCAGGTCACGGCCCTTCCTGATCACGATGATTGTCGCGTCCGCCCCAAACCGCGCCGGGTCCACGCCGATCACCACAGGCGCGTCCGGGTCGCGCATCGGGGGCCGCTTCGCGGCTTCTTCCACCAGCCCCAGCGGGATGAACTGATATTCGTCCGCGCCGGGGAACTCGCCGTACACCTCAACCATCGCCTGCGGCGAGTCTTCGCCGTATTCGTCGATGATCGTCTGGTACACGCCCTTGTCGGTGTCCTCCACCGTTCTGGCGTCAATGTTCTGCGTGTTCCAGAACGCCCGCTTGGCATTAAAACACTCGAAAAAATACCCCGAATTCCGGCGCGGGTTACTGAACGCACACCAGAATCGGTGTGGGGTGTTCTCGGTAAAAAATCCGGCTGCCACAGACCAAATCGAGTCCGGGATACCGCTGGCTTCGTCAAACACCACCATCATGCCGTCGTCGTTGTGCGCGCCAGCGTACGCATCGGGGTTTTCTTCGCTCCAGAGCTTCCCCTCCGCGCCCCAGTAACGCGTGCCCTTCTTCAGGTCGCGCTCCACCAGTTCGGTGAGCCACTTCGCCGGCACGATGCGCGTGGCGCTGATCTCGAACCAGTGCGAGTTCATCAGCATCGCCAGCCACTTCGTGATCTCGGCCCAAGTCACGCTTCTGAGCTGCGCCTCGGAGTTCGCTGACACGATCACGCTCGCCCCGATCCGCGTCGAGAGCATCCACAGCACCAGCCAACTGACCAGCGCCGACTTCCCGATCCCGCGCCCCGAGGCCACCGCTAGGCGGAATACCTCGTACATATCCCGCGTGCCGTTCGCCTCGATGTGGGTTTTTATCTTCCGCAGAATATCCCGCTGCCATTTACGCGGGCCAGTGCGCTTTTCCAGCGGCGTGCCTTTTTCCCCCCAGGGAAACACAAACATTACAAACGCCTCGGGGTCGTCGCGGAGCTTCGCGCTCCACAGGCGACTCATCAGGGCGGTTTCCTCCTGCGGGGTGTATTTCGTCGTCTGCACGCAGTTCCTCGGTTATACCGGGCCGTCGACCATTTCCGGCAGCGCCGTTACCGGCAAACCACGCGCCAGCGGCTTCACAATCTCCACCGCATCCTCAATCGCCTCCGCGGCTTTCACGCGCTTCTCGGCCATTTCCAGCGCCGCGGTAATCGAAATCGATTGCGTTACGTCTACCTGGACCTGCTGCTTCGCAAACCACTCATGTCTGTGCCGCAGGAACTCCAGCGCCGCCTTCGAATCCCCGCCCTCGGCCGCCTCGTACAGCGTCCTCGACATCGTCATCTCGCTGTCGGCACGACCCTTCATTTCCGCCAGTTCCGCAATCGGGTCCATCAGCTTCAGGCGGGCCAATTCCACCGGCAACATACCTGCCGCCAGCGCAAGCGCATCGCCGCGTAATCCCAGCTTCGCATTCTCGTAAATGCGCTCCAGGGCGTCAGGCGTGGCTTTCAGCTCTCTGGCAGTGACGGGTAGGTCGCGGAAGACGGAGAGGTGCATGGGGCGCGATGATAGCCGATTGCCAGCAGGAATGAAACCGAGCAACGCTCGCCTCTGCGATTGCCGGCAGCGTGAACAGCGCCAGCCGTCAGCGGCGGCGAACTTGGTGGCGTTTGGCGCCAAGGCCAAATTTGGGGCGTGGGAAAGTTTATGCAAAAAAAATTGGCTGTGGGGCAGGGGCTTAACGCTGCGAACAATAAAAATTTGGTCTGGGGGGTCCGTACCATTTCACTCCAAGCCAAGGCCCTACCCGGGGCCTCGATTCTCCGCACCCTCATCATCCACCCCCCAATGATCAGCACACTGACGATCTTGATGCTGACGATCCTCGAGCTGACGATCAGCACGCACCTGGTCAGCACGCGCATGATCCTCGGGATAGGTACGCTTGCGTCGCCTATCGTTCGGTAGTCGGCAAACCTCGCGCCCCAATGGGGCAAAGGGGACCAGCGCCGAGCTGCCCGGCAGGGCTCTGCAGCGCGAGGGGACCACGTGAGGGGACCAAGATCAGCGCGACACCCGGACGAACCCCGATAGCGCGCGGAAACCCTCGATGGCATGCGAGCCCCAATGGGGCATAGGGGACCAGTACCGATAGAGGGGCCTATCGACCCTCGCGCCCCAATGGGGCATAGGGGACCAGCGGCAGGCGGGAGGAGGGGTGCCCCACCCGTGCCCCACCGTGCCCCACTCGTGCCCCCCTGGTCCCCTCGTGATTACTACTGGACTCCAAACAGACATCCCCTACTAGGTCAGCTATATGTATGGGGCATAGGGGACCACAGAGGGAAACCCGCGTTTTCCTAGTGGGTCACCCCGAAAGACCCCACACTGCGGTAGGTTGTAAGTTTCGCGTCAGGTTGCGGCGCGAGACTGCGGGCACGGCCGGCGATAGACCGGCTGACGGAGTAGAGAGAATGGCAAAGAACCCGTACCGCGCGCAGCTGCGCGCTGCAGGCCTGCAGTACCGTCCCATCTTGGGTGAGGCTAGCGCAAAGACCGTCAAGGGTCAAAAGATAGGCTATCTGACGGGGATCTGTTACCTGGTGCCTGATGACGGGCTCTGCCCAATGGCGCGCCTGGCTGGGTGCATGGCTGGTTGCCTGCGCACTGCCGGCCGTGGTGCTTTCGATAGCGTGCAAGCTGCGCGCGCAGCGAAGACCGCGTTTTTCCGCGAGCATCGGCAGGCTTTCATGCTTTCGCTTGCTGCCGATGTTTGGTCGTTGGCTCGGCGCGCCGAGCGCATGGGGATGCTGCCGTTGGTGCGGCCGAACGGCACCAGCGATATCCCGTTCGAGAATATCCCGGTCGTTGACGGGAAAACGATATTTCAGTTGTTCCCTGATGTACAGTTTTACGATTACACGAAGCATCCTAGCCGGAATTTGTCCGGAAAGACTGCGGATAACTACGATCTGACATACTCGTTTTCTGCCGTGACGCCGAAGCCTATCAGCATTAAGGGCCTGCAGAATCCCGCGAATCGGCGCACGGCTGTCGTGTTCGATCGTCGCGAGAATATCCCCGAGTCATTCCGGGGCTGGCCTGTCGTTGACGGGGACGATACCGATGTTCGGCACATCGAACCCGCGCGTGTCGTTGTTGCGCTCTATGCGAAGGGTCGCGCGCTCCGATATGTCCGGGTTCGTTCAGCGTAAGGGACGGGACTATTAATCGTAGGTTTACGGGTCGCGTGCCGGCCCGTATGCGTGCGATTCTCGCGCGACGAAAGCCCTGCGTAAGCCAGCCCACCGACACTCAACACGCCCGGATTCCCTGGGCTCACTGGAGACCCTGCGATGCACGACATCCCCCTCACCGTTGCCGACGTGTTCGGCGCCCTGGCCATCGGCGCCGCGTTCGGCGTGCTGCTCTGGGCTTTCCCGTGGTGACGCTCCCCGGCCACGCGCCCGACGGCCAGCGGCGCGCCACAGCGCCCGCGTGCTGGCCTTTCGGCACCGTGACACCACCCGACCCCCGGTCGGCGCCTGTAGCGCCGATTGCGGGGCTCCCCGAGACCCTGACGCCTGCCGAGCTGCGCGAGCTGCCGGCGGGGTTGTTTTGAAACGAGAGGAAACGACGATGCATAGCACCGGACCCTGGGCCGCGATAGTCACCGACACGATGGGCGACACGCCCGCACTGTGGGAAATAGTGCAGCGCAGCAGCGGCGGCACTGTTGCCGAGATTCAATCTCACAATTCCGACGATGCTGCGCTGGTGGCGGCTGCGCCCGAGCTGCTGGCGGCTTTGCTCGAGGTGGTCGGCGAATGGGACTCTAGCCACGCCGACGAAGATCACCGCAGTGGATACACGCTCGACACTGGCGGCATCTCGCAAGCCCGCGCCGCCATCGCCCGCGCCACCGGAGGCCAATAATGCCCCTCGTGTTACGTAACTGCAACCCGCCCCCCGAGGCACTGGCCCGGGGCCTAGAAGCCGCTCACGCAGTCCTGTCGGCTGCCGGCGTCACCCCCGAATCCGCCTGGCTGCAGTCGGGCTATCACGTGGCCTGGACCGATGCTGTGGCCATGGCGGCCTGGTATCGAGCCGAGGATGCCGCGGTGCGGGCCGCTTTCGGCTCCTGGCGCGGAGCGCCGATGGCGGTGGCGATGGAGTGGGAACCCGACACGGAGGCCGAGCGATGCGAGTCCTGATAGCCTGCGAGTACAGCGGCGCCGTGCGCGATGCATTCCGCGCTGCCGGCCACGATGCCATGTCCTGCGACCTGCTGCCGAGCGATGCGCCCGGTCCGCACTATCAAGGTGACGTGCGCGAAGTGCTGGGTGATGGGTGGGATTTGATGATCGCGCACCCGCCATGCACGCATCTAGCCGTTTCTGGCGCACGGTGGTTTCATCTGAAACAGGCCGAACAGGCCGAAGCGCTGGACTTCGTGCGGTTGTTGTTGGCTGCGCCAATCCCGCGCATTGCACTGGAGAACCCGGTAAGCATCATCAGCAGCCGGATACGAAAGCCAGACCAAGTGATCCAACCTTGGCAGCACGGACACGGCGAGACAAAGGCTACTTGCCTGTGGCTCAAAAACTTGCCCGCATTAAGGCCAAGCCATATCGTTGACGGCCGCGAGGCTCGTATCCATCGAATGCCGCCAAGCCCCGACCGATGGAAGATCCGCAGCGCTACCTTCCCGGGCATCGCCGCCGCCATGGCCGCGCAATGGGGGCGCCTATGATCTGGGCCGCCCTAGCCCTCCTACTGGCGCTTGCGCTGGCGCTCCTGCTGGATCTATAATCAGCGCGCCCGCTCGCGGCGGGCCTTCGCTGTTGTCTCCTCCCTGCCGGGCACCCTGCCGGCTTCCATCCCCGGGTCGATGCTCAGGCTCCCCGGGGATTTTTTTCAGTCCGGCGCCGCTCGTCGGAACTCGTGGACTGACGCTGACGGCGGAGTGTGAATCATCGACTCCAGCATGCGCCGTATTTCGGCCCGGTTGTTGTCGTATTTCTCCAGCGTCTCCGGGCTGCAGAGAATGTGTTTTTTCGTCGCGTGCTCCCCGCGCGCTCTGATTTTCCCGAGATCCAGCCAGCCGGCATGCTGCGCCGCAACGTAAAGAGACTGGATCGACAGTTTGTGCTGCTGCTGATCCTGCTGCAGGCTATCCACCAGTCCCTGCCACGGCCCCATGACGGCCCCGGGGCGGAACGGCCCGACCCGATCCCGCAGCATCTGCGCGAGCAGCGCCTCGCCTGGCGATAGACCGCCCTCAAGCATGATCGATTTCGCGTCCGTCATCATCGGCCGGTCGCCTGGACTGAATGCGCTCACGTCACGCTGTCGCAGCCAGTACGCCACGTGATCCAGTCCGCCGGCCTCGTACCACGTCCAGAGCCTGGCGGCTTCACTCTGCGGCAGGATTCCGGCTTCTGACCATAATACCATCCATCGGCGGTCATCTGCTGACAACGATAGGGAAACCCGTTCGTTCGAGAATCCCAGCACCGACAGGCGGTTGAGCGCCGGGTACGGGTGCCGGCCCTTTTCGTTGATCGAAAAAACGTCCGGTGGCGCCGCCAGCAGGGGCTTGAGCTTGTTTTCCAGCGCTCGCCTGTCGGCTAATGCCGGCTCGCGTAGCTCGTTGAGCACGCACACCTCGCTGAGGAGGTGATAGTGGAAATTCGACTGGATCTCCTCCGTCGTCACCGTCTTGACGTTCTGCCATCCCCTGCCGCCCACGCTGTACAGGAACGGCAGCCAAAGAGTATCCTTGCCGCTGCCCTGCCGGCCACCGTGCAGGATGCCGTGGTTGATTTTCTTGGATGGATGCTGGACTTTCCAGGCCATCCAATCCAAGCAATGCTCGCGCTCCTGCTGGTCCGGGATCATGCGCTCGCAGTGCTCCAGCCACAGATCCACCGATCCCGGCACCCCTGCCGGCCTGCCGTCGCGCCAAGTGTTGCCGAAGACTTCGCCTTCGTGCTCCACTAGCACCGAATGGCCAGGCGCGTAGATCAGTCCCGCCAAAGTTTTCCCGCCCATCGCGAGGCGGTTTTCGTCGAACGAAACGCTGGCGGTCACGCGCGAATGCGCCCCGCTGGCGTTCTGATGGATGCTGTAGATCCGATGGTGCCGAAACGCCGCATCGAATGATTTGCGCTCGATCAGCTTGCGCTTTTCGATGTCGAAAAAATCCGCGCTCGAAAGCAAGAATGCGAAACGCCTATACCACTGCAGGGGCTCTAACGTTTCCATGTCGGGCGCTTCTGCTGCTGGCGGCGCTGGCGACTCGGGCGCTGTCGGCTCTGGTTTCGTCGGTTTCGGCGGCTCGGGTTCTGGCGCCTGTGCGTAGACGCTGGTGCGCGGCGCGATCCACGCCCGCGCCTCCTGCCACGACGCGAACCCGCTGTCCGCAGCGTCCCACCCGTCTGGCATCCCTGCCGGGTCAATGATCTTGACCTCGGCGCAGTGCGGCGCCAGCATCGCTGCCAGGCGCTGCATCGTCTGAACGCCGGGCTCGTCGGCGTCGGGCCAGAGCAGCACCTTGCGCCCGTGCACGTGCCTCCAGTTCGCTCTGCTGACGGCCTGCCCGCCACCGGGCCAGGTGCAGACGACGTACGGCCCCGAGATCGCTGCCGCAGCGTCTGCGGCTTTCTCGCCCTCGACGATGAGCGCCGGGTCGGCGGCGCGGGCCTCCAGTTCCTGCAGCCGGTAAAGCGGGCGCGGGACGGGCCACTGGCCCATGCCCCACTGGGTGCCGTCCCAGGTCCACGGCACGATCTGCTTGCGCTGCCCGGGCGGGTCGTATCTGGCGACGTAGCCGAGCACCTCCCCGTTGCCGTCCCAGTATGTCCAGCGGGCCGTCGGTGTGCCATATAGCGGGTGTGCGCACTCGCAGTCCGCTGCCGCCTCGGGAACGGGCGTGACCACGGTGCGCGCAGGTTTCGCCGGTTTCGCTGGCCGCGCTGGCGCTGCCGCCGTGCTGCCGTCGTCGAGTTCGCGGTACGCCTCGGCCATCGTCAGTTCGTGGATCGCAGCGTAGAGGCTGATGAGATCCCCGCCGCGGTCGCTGGTGGCGAAATCGGCCCACCGGCCGCTCAGCAGGTTGACCGACAGCGAGGCGCCCTCGCCGCCTGCCAGGTCGCCGCAGACCCACTCGTGGCCCCTGCGGCGCCCGCCGGGTAGCCACTGAGGGACGAGGGTTTCGCTGCTGACGAGCAGGCGCTGCGCGAGCGCACGGAAATCCATTGTCATCGCTTGTCCTCCGGGGCGTGGATGATGCCCCTTTTTTGATGCTGACGGAAGGCGTCAGGCGAGCAGCGCCACCGCGTCCTCGACCGAGCGGCAAACCCCAGCCACGCCCCCAGCCTGCCGGATCGTGGCTAGGAATTCCTCCTGCCCGGGCCTCATCCTGCCGGTGCGCGACTTGACCTCGATGGCCAGCGTGCGCCCGTCGCGCAGGACGCCCATGATGTCCGACATGCCGCGCTGCGTGTTGGCGCGGATATATCGCGTCGTGCCGTCGCGGTTCCGTTCCTGAAACGTGCCGCTGTTCTGCCTCCACACTTGCGCCACGCGAGGGTGGCGCTTGAGCAGTGACATGATGGCCCGCAGGATCTCGCTTTCGCTCGGCTCTGCGCTGGGCTTACGCGGCCCGCGCTTCACGGGCTCCGGCGGTATCGGCAACTCCCTCGCCGGCCTGCCGCTGAGCGCGGCGTATAGCGCCTCGGTCTGCTGGTTGCGGAGCATCTGCTCGCGCAGGGTGCGTCTTCCACGCTCGGTCATGCTCCGCACCTCCGCGCGTAATCCCACACTGACGAAACCTGCTCATGCGCCTGCAGCTTGTGCTGCGCCAGCGGCCTGATGGCCACAACAGGCGGCGGCGCGCCGGCAATCATCCACACCCATGTGTGCTCATCAATGCGGCGTTTCTGCAGCCTGCCCTGCACGCGCAACTTTCTCAGATGCTGCGCCGCCGTATCCTGCTGGCAGCCAAGGTGCGCGGCAACCTGCTCACGCCGCACTGGCTGATGCTCCTGCACGTAGGCCAAGACGGCGAGTTTTTCGTTGCTGAGTCTGTGGGTTTTCATTTGTTGCCCCTTGCGCGGATGGCTCCCGCAATACCGCCGCCTGTTTGAAACGTTTTATCAAAAACCCCCACCACCCTCGCGCAAGCCTCCCGCTCCCGCCGCTCAGCCTCGCGCACCACGGCGCGGATTCGGGGCAGCAAGCCCTCCGAGTCTGCGGCCAACACCTCCGCAGCGCGCCGTGACCATCCCAGCGCGTCGCAAATCTCTTCGTCGTTCATTCCGCCGGCCTCCAAGGCACCATCTTCGTGCGCAGCTTCGCCTCTGCGGCGCGGATCAGCCGCCGACCGTCAGCCTCCATCAGGCCCGGGATTGCGGCGGCGAACCAGATGCGCCCGATTTCGTCGTCCGTCAGGCTGATGTGCCGGCACTTGTCCAGCAGGGCGAGCGTGCCCGCGGGGGCTACTTCCCAGTCTGAGGTCATTTCTTCGCCCCCCTCTTGGCTTCCGGCCAAGCCCACCAAATCCTGCGCTGCACATCGGCAGGCGCCGCCATCGCAGCCATCTCGGCAGCTTCCTCGGCGGAAAACCACGGGGTCGCGACGAGAGACCACTTTGAGCCGTCCCACCAGCGGTGAAACCGACCCGTGCGGGCCACGCTGGCGCGATACCACCCAACTGCGGGCGGCGGGCCGGGGTTCCATTCAACGTCCATGCTGCAACCTCATTGCATAGTCCCACACTGACGGGCACTGCTCAATCGCCCGCATAACGGGCGCCGAAGGGCGCTGCACCGGCACCCAGCGAGCGTGCCGCCCCAAGCCCACGGCCTGGATGAGCCCGTGATTTTTGAGCGCCCACAAGTGCTGCTGCGCCGTGGCTGGCTTGCATCGCATGATGCTACGAATCGTTGCCAAGGCGGCTGGCTTGTGGGCGCAGACGGCATCGTATGCCTCCTGCTGGCGTGGGGTTAGGTTCATGGGCCGCGATCATAGGCCCGCACCGCCCGACGCGTCCATATCCCGACTAATCCGCACGGGTATACGATGCTGCTTGACGTTCCCCGATGCTCGGCTATGATGCCCTTGCGTTGCGGCGCATCCCGCAGATAACAGGAGCGACAGTGAACATCAGCAACATCCCCGGCCCCGGCGACACCGCCACCTGGCCATCGTACCCCGCCGGCTTCGACGGCGACAACCCGTGGCTCGCGGACGCCCGCGACCATCTGCTGGCCTGCGTGGACGATTGGGCGCTCTGGCTGGCCGATTGCGAGGGCTGGCCCGGTGAGAGCCTGGCCGCGAACGTAGACCACTGCGGCGAGGACATGACCCGCGTCAACACCGTGACCCTGTTCGCCGTCGTGCTTGCCGGCACCAGCGAGCAGTGCCTGCGGGCGCGGCATGAGCTGCGCGAGCGGTTCGTCAAGGCGAAGCAGGCCCGCATCGCGGAACTGGCCGAGGACATGATCCGGGCCGAGGCGGATTCGTGGGAATCGCGGAATGCGGGGGAGTTCTGACATGAAGACCACCGCAATCAGCACCCTGACCGCTGCCGACGTCGCATTCGTGCTGGAGGTGCTGCAGCAGGCGCAAGACATGTCGCCCACTGCCGACGCTTACGACATCGGCATTCTTCGCGCCCGCGCCTTCGCCGCCGCCTCTAGGCTGCGCATCCACAGCGGCATTGAGAGTGTCATTGTGCCAATCAAGGAGGAAGCATCGTGATCCTCGAAACCGCAACCCAACGCTCCGACGACTGGCACGCCGCCCGTTGCGGCAAGGCCACCGCGTCCCGGTTCAAGGACGTCATGGCCCGCCTCAAAAACGGCAACCCCGCCGCCGACCGCCAGCGTTACCTGACGGAACTGGTGGTCGAGCGCCTCACCGGCCAGCCGGCGACCGGCTACGAGAACGCGGCTATGCGCTGGGGCACGGAGCAGGAAGCCGCTGCGCGGGTCGCCTACGAGCAGCGCACGGGCGTGGCGGTGGAGGAGACGGGCTTCGTCGCCCACGACACCCTGTACGCAGGCTGCAGCCCGGACGGCCTGGTGGACTGGGACGGGCTGATCGAGATCAAGTGCCCGTTCAACAGCGCCGTCCACATCGACACGCTGCTCAACGGCATGCCGGCAGAGCACGTGCCGCAGGTGCAGGGTCAGATGTGGATTACCGGCCGGCAGTGGTGCGATTTCGTGAGCTTCGATCCCCGCATGCCTGAGCCGCTGCAACTGCACGTCCAGCGCATCAACCGTGACCCGGCGTATGTTGCCGACCTCGAGCGCCAGGTCACGGAGTTCCTTGCCGAGGTCGGCGCACAAGTCGAGGCGCTGCGGCGCCTTGCGGAAAGCAGGAAATGACTCAGGAAAAGCAGAAGCGCCCCTACACGCGCAAGATGAAGGTCTACATCGTCACGGATCGTGACGGAAACGAGCGTCTGGTGCGGGCCTACACCTCGGCCGATGCGCTGCGCCATGTCACGCCCACGTTCAACGTGACGCCCGCCGATCAGGACGACATCATCTCGCTGATGGCCTCGGGCGTGGCGGTGGAAACCGCGGGCATCCAGGAGCAGGAACTGCCGGCAGGTGAAGCCGCGGGCCTGAGCGACTAAACCACAGGGGCGGTACGCCGCCCCGGAGAACAACCATGACAGCACTTGTCCCCGTAGACCAGATCGAGCGCATGGCGCTCGCGGTCGCCAAATCCGGCCTGTTCGGCGTCAAGACGCCCGACCAAGCGATGGCCCTCATGCTGGTGGCGCAGGCGGAAGGCATGCACCCCGCGATTGCCGCCCGCGATTACCACGTTATCAATGGCCGCCCAACGCTGCGCGCCGACGCCATGCTGGCCCGTTTCCAGCAGGCCGGCGGCAAAGTGGAGTGGGGCGAGTACACCGACCGCAAGGTCGTCGGCACGTTCACCCACCCGCAGGGCGGCAGTGTCCGCATTGAGTGGACGACGGACATGGCCGTCAGCGCCGGCCTGACGCGCAACCCGACGTGGAAGTCCTACCCCCGGCAGATGCTGCGGGCGCGGTGCATCAGCGAAGGCATCCGCACCATCTACCCCGGCGTGGCCATCGGCACCTACACGCCAGAGGAGGCCGAGGACATGGCCCCGCGCCCAGCCCGCGACATGGGCGCTGTCGAAGAGGTGGCCCCGCCGCCGCCGCCGGCAGTGGACGTGGAAGCTCTGGTGCGCGACATTGACGGCGCCGCCACGCTGGAGTTTCTGGAACTGCTGCGCCCGCAGATGCGCCAGGTGCCGAAAGGCCCCGACCGCGACCGCGTGGTGGCCGCAGTGCAGCGCCGTGCAGAGGAGATCCGCGCTGAGCAGGCGCCCGCGCCCGAGGCGGAAGGGGGTGCGTTGTGAGTGCCGCCAGCCAACCCCCCGATCAGCACCTGATCACCCCCGCCCAATTGGGCATCCGCTGGGGCCTGAGCCTGCACACGCTCAGTCAGTGGCGGGCCAATAACAGCGGGCCGGCTTACCTGCGCCTCGGTGACGGCGAGCGGCCGCGCATCAGGTATCGGCTGGTGGACGTGCAGGAATACGAGCGCCGGCAACTGGAGAACCGGCAGTAATACGTAATACACGGCACGGCGAGGCAGGGCACGGCACGGCCAGGCGAGGCAGGGCATGGCACGGCTCGGCAACGCACGGCATGGCAGGGCGAGGTACATGGCACGGCGTGGCGTGGCCAGGCATGGCGCAGCCAGGCACGGCGAGGCAAGGTACGCGGCTTGGCAAGGCCCGGCGTGGCGTGGCAAGGCACGGCAAGGCAAGGTACATGGCTTGGCAGGGCAAGGCTCGGCAGGGCAAGGCTTGGCGCGGCAAGGCAGGGCAATTTCTGCCCGAATTTGAGTGTTTTTCAACCAATGGAGTACAGTGATGAAACTGATCGACATCGAAATTCGCGGCATTCAACCGCTTCTCATGCACCGTTTTGCGGAGGACGCGGAGACGGCCAGCAGCAGCAAGGCGCGCGGCATCGTGCAGGACAGGGGCACGCCCCGCGAACAGGCCGAGAAGGTTGCCTACCGGCATCCTGACGGCACGTTCTACATCTCGGCGTTCGCCATTCCCAACGCTATCGGCGCGGCCGGCGCGAGCTACAAGATGCCCGGTTCGCGCAAAAGCATGCGGTTCATTGTGCCCAGCGCAATCCGCATCTTTGAGCCCACCATCACGGTGATGAACGGCGCAGGCCCTGCCAAGGATTTCGAGGTGGACTCGCGCCCGGTGACGATCCCCGCCACCAAAGGCCGCGTCATGCGCCACCGCCCGCGCTTTGACTGCTGGGGCCTGCAGTTCAGCATCGGTGTGGACGACACGTTGATGAAAGTCAGCGACGCGCAGATGCTGCTGGAGCAGGCCGGCCTGAGCATTGGCATCGGGGATTTTCGTCCTGAGAAGCGCGGCCCGTTTGGCACGTTCCGCGTGACCCGTTTTGAGGAGCTCGCAGAATGAGCGCCGCCCGCGAATTCCTCGCGGGCCTGTTCCGCCCCGCGTCGCCCGAGGTTCTGGCAGCGCGTGAGCTGGACGAGGCCCGCCGGCAGTTGCTGGCCGCAGAGTCCGCTGCGGAATACGCGGACGCGATGTGCGCTTACCACCGTTCGCGGATTGAGCGGTTGCAGCGGTATTTGAAAGGAGAGCAGGAATGAAAGACACCGGAGGACCGGCGTTTCCCGTGAAGACGGCGATGCTCGATTGCACGCAGACCGGCATGACCCTGCGCGACTACTTTGCGGCGAAGGTGATGGAAGGGATTTGGACAAACAGTGAGATTCTTGCGACTTTGAAACGCGGGCAAGAGTCGAAAGAAATTGCTATGTTAGCCTATGAGCAGGCCGACGCCATGCTGAAAGCGAGGCAACCATGACCACCGAAGACAAAATCCGCCGAGTGCTGCACCCCGAGGCGCACGAACCCATGCCGTACAACCCGCGCCTGGGGGTGGGCTGGGACCAGCAGGGCAGGCATCCGCAGGCTGCGGAGCCGTGCGTCGATCTTGATGAACTGGGCGTGCGGTTGCCCGAGCCCGATCCGTGGTGGCCCTACATCCTGGGCGCAGTGGCGGGACTGCTGGCGCTGGTGCTGGTGTTTGCGCCGTTGGGGAGGTGAGATGAAACTCACACCATGGTTCCCCGGCAGCGTCAAGCCGGTGCGGGTTGGCGTGTACGAGCGAGAGTACGGAAACGGCTGGCATAGCTACAACTACTGGAACGGCAAGGCATGGTCCAGCCCAAGCCCGGTTCCCAAAGGAGCTGAGATTTTCAAATCCTTTCGCAGTGCGTACCAAAACGTCCGTTGGCGCGGGGTGATGAAATGAACGACCTACGAACCGCCGCCGCCATCCGCGCCCGCACCCCATGAAATGCCCCATCTGCAGCACCTGGGCCATCAGGCTGGAAACGCGCAGCAATGCTACGCACAACACCGTTCGCCGCCGCTACGAATGCGGCTACACGCACCGATTCAGCAGCGTCGAGCGCGTGGTGGCGTCCGTCAGTACGACCAGATCGTCGGCTCCTGCCGCAGATCAAGGTGCAGAAACCGACCCGCACCCTTCTGCTGGACGCCGATCCCCGTGAACCCGAGCCCGAGCGCCAGGCGCAGCAGATCGACGGCATCGCCGTCCTGCACCCCGAGGTCTGCCGCCAGGCCTGTGGCGTGCATCCCGGGGTGCGCCTTGGCCTTCTCGATGGGGTGGTCGGGGCACCGATAGCCGCTGCTCACGCGCAAGGGCTTGCCGTACTGGTGACGCAGCGCCTGCAGCTTCTCCATGAACTCGGGCTGCATCTGCTGCCGGCCGCAGTGGCGGCAGCGGAATTCGGCCTCGGTGAAGTTGGGGTAGCGCGACCAGTCCATGCCGCTCAGCCTTTTACTGCTGCTTGCGCTTATCCCACACCGACCAGCCCACGCCCGCCGCGGCCGCAGCGCCGCCCACGATGGCGTTCACGGTGTCGCCGTCCACGCCCCACTTGACGGCAAAGCCGCCGGCAATCGCCGTCAGGATGTGACGCACCAGCGCCTGAATGATCATCGCGTTCATTGGGTACTCCTACAGGGGTCGTGGTTCCTTGAAGGCCGACGCGGGCACGGCCCAACAGCCCCCGTCAAACCACGCTATCGTAACCCGGCCGTCAGGGCGCAGCGTCCAGCAGCCAGACAGGCGCTCGCGGCCCTTGTACAGCAACGCCCACAGCGCACCCCGCTGGCACGGGCCAGCCTCGTCGTGCAGTTCAAGGCGCTCGTCATTTGCCACGATTTCCGCCACCACAGCGGCCTGCGCCGGCAGCGCCAGCAGCAGAGCCAGTGTGGCGGCTCGGGTCACTTGCTGCCCCAGTGCGTAGCCACCCACGACACGGCACCGCCCAGCATGGATGCCATGGTCATGCCGGCCCACAGGCCGCCCTTGGACTTGTTGGCCATCTCCAGCAGCGTGCGAATGTCAGTCTGCATGGCCGTCACTTGGTTGCGTAGCGACGTGACCTCGGCTTCCAAGCGGCCGAATTCTCGGGGGTCGATCTCGGTCATGGTACTGCAAGGGCGTTGGTGGATTCTGGGGCTAGGGCATTTGCGCCCTGCCGGGAGATTTCGCCGATGGCGGGGGCAATAGCCGCGCGAGCGGGAGCCGACCAAGTGTTGGGACTGGTGACGATGTTCAGCAACTTCTGTCGCTCCGCTGCCGGCAGGCCGTTGAGCAGGTCAAGCATGCTCTGGTTGGACTCGGCGGCTTTGCGCACCATGTCAATGGTTTTCTTGTTGACGCGCTTTTCAACGTCAGCAAGGCGCATGTTGGTTGCTGTGATTGCCGGGCTAAACCAGTTTGGCAAGCGCAACTTGGCGCGATTGGCCTCCATGATTTGCGCAAGCTCTGCCGCGCCGCCGCCTGCCTTTTCTGCCGCCAGCTTGTCCATTTCCACGCGCTTGGCGATTTTGTCAAGCGTCGGCATCTCTGCCGCCATCTCCTTGAAGATGCTGTAGCGTCCGGGGCCGAAGATTGCTTCAACGGCCTCCTCTTTGTCGCCGCGCACAAGTTTGACGTAATCCTGCGGATCGCCCTTGAACATGGCCAGCGCCTGCGCCGCCATCTGCTTGCGAGCGATGACGTCCATGCCTTTGCTGTACGTGTCAAGATATTGCCGCCAGCCGGTGCCGCCAGCCTTTTCAATGGCGTCGTCAATCAGCGGCCTCAGGCGCTCCAGCACGGCTGCGGTGACTTTGGCGCCGGCCTTGGGGTCGTCCTGTTTGACCACATCCCGCACGCGCTGGGCAATGCCTTCTTTGCGGATGGTGTACAAATCATGCGCGTCAATCGTGCCGCCGCCCTTTTGCGCAAGATCGGCCAAATCCTGCTTCAGCAACGTCATTACCCGCGTCACGTCATTGCTGGCCCGCAGGCCAGGCGTCGTAAGCGCGGAGTCAATAGAATTGACAAGCGGAGAAACATCCAGCGGACGCAGGCCGTAGGACTCCAAGCTGCCAATCTGGCGATTGATGAAATCTTGCTCGGCGCGGCGCTGACGTGCAATATCGGCAAAAAGGTTGGACGCTTCTTGCTGCTGAGACGCTGCCGCAGCCTGAGTGCGCGCCGTTTGACGCGCGCTGATGGCAGGAATTTGGCCTGGGGCAACGCGCTGCAGTTGCTGCACGGCCGCCTCCGTACGTTGCGCCGCCTCGGTGCCGGTGCGGCCCGCATCCTGCAGCGCCGACACCATTGACGCCTGCTTCTGCGTCGCCCTCGGAACCAGCGCATTCATCACTCGCTGCGCCTCGTTGGCAGCAGCAAGCTCTGTTTGCATCATCGGCATTGTGCGGGCCGTCAGCTCCGCTCTGCCAGCCTCCGCCGTTTCCCTTGCCGCGGTCGCTGACGTTCCGCCGGCCAGTTGCCCCAGTTGCGCCTGAGACAGTGCCTTTTGCCGGCGGGCAACGTCGGCGGCAAAGTCCGTGGGCTCAAAGGCCAACAACGCCTGCCACGCCTGCCGGGGCGATTCTGCCGTGACTTGGGCCGGCGTCATGTCTGGCGCAGCGGCACCAAGAGCGGCGCGGATGTTCTGGATTTCGGGGCCGGCGGCTTGCTGGGCAATGCCTACCGCCTTGCGTTCTGGAATGGATCGCAGCAAATCAAGGCCGCGAGCGCCGGCACGCACAACGGAGCCCAATCCGCGGCCGATGATTTCGCCTTTGGCGGCCTCTTCCGTTGCGCCCAAAACATCCGGGCGTTGGCCTTGCAACAACTCGGCCCCAGTGCGGGCGCCCGTGAAGCCCGTAATGCCGCCAATAAGAGCGCCTGCCGCAGCGGGCACAGGCCCCGCCGGGGCCAAAGACGAGGCCCCGCGCAAAGCGCCGCCAGCGCCCGCAACCATCTCTGCTGACGGCTGAGCCACCCGCGCTATGGTCTGGAGGTTTTGTTGCGCCCCCCGCAGAAGCTGCCGGCCCAACGGCACCTCCGCGACCGGCGGAGCGGGATACGGCCCCGCGCCAGGGATTTGCCCCGGGGGCGCTGCGGGCGCGGTTTGCTGGGGCGCCACAATCTGGCGGGCATAGGTTGCCAAGTCGGAATCCGACAACGGACGTGCGGATTCAATGTCGTAGGTCTTGCCGCCGATTTCGAGCGTGTACTTGGGCATCACGGCCTCTCGGTCACAAAGACTCCGGGGGCGATTTCTCGGCGAGCGCCGCCAGTGCGGGCTGGCGCAGGCGCTGCGGCTCCCGGGCGCGTTGCGGTCGCCGGTGCCGGCGCCGGTGCTGGTGCTGGCGCCTCAGAGCCAGACAACACAAACTGATCTTTGCGCGCCCTCATAATCCGCACAATTTCCATTGCGGCGTCGCGCCTGATTTTGTTCGGGATGTTGGGGTTGGCAATTTGACCTGCGGCGTCTTTATAAGACTGTGTGTCCTTGTCGGATTGCGGGCCCTCAAACCGAGGAACCATTTTGAGAACCATGTCAGCAATCGGCTGCAGGCGACCAATGGCCACGGCTCCTGGCGTCGCAACACCAACAAATCCCGCGGCGACATCAGTTGCCGCTCCAACGCCGCTTCCAGTTGACTTGTCGATCAGGCCGCCAGGTTTTGCGGCATTTTCCAATTCGCGGATGGTGCGATCAAGTTCGATGATTGTTTGCCCGCGCTGAAATTCCGTTTTTTCGGCAAAAGCTGACGGCCTTGGCGGGGGCTGCCTTGCTTCTGCCTGCCGACGCAACGTTTCCGGATCGGCCCGGCCGCCGGGAATTGGCTCAAGCGTGCCGTCTGGACGGCGCCTGTAGCCCTGTTGCGTAAGAATGCGGTCGGTTTGGTCCGTGGTCAGCCTTGCGGGCACAGCAGGTACAGGCGCCTCTGCCGCAGCAGGCATATCAACGTACGCCCCGGTTTGTGTGTCAAACATGCGCCCTTGGCCCGCAGAAATGTACCTCTGGGCGCCAGTGCGCTCTTTGAACCGCTCCGCAGGCGCCAGCACCTGAGTCCGCAGCCATTCGCCAAACTGCGCGGGATCATCCGGCACGCCGGCCATGGCCTGCTCGGGAGTAGTGAAGCGCCCAATGGCCTTGGACACCAACGGATCTTGGAACCCCAGCGCCAACACGCCGCGGGCCTGTTGCGCATTTTGAGTGCGGCCGAGGGCGCTCATAAATTGCCCCATGGCGGCCTCAACTTCTTTTTGCTGCACGCCCCGCGTTTGCGCCGCAACCTGCTGGCCGTATTGGATCTGCTGCATTGCCCGCGCACCGGGTGCGCCAAACTGAGCCAGCCCTTCAGGGGCTCCACCGCCGCGCACGTACTCAGCAAGCGCGTTCTCCTGCTCGCGGGACGCCCGCGCTGCCTGCAGCGCCTCCATCTGATTCGCCGCCTGCGCCGCCTGCAGCAGCATATTCACCCTGTCGGGCGACTTGAACTGGATGGGCTGGAACGTAGCCTGGCGGATGATGCTGGTGTCGAGTGGCATATCAGCCTCCAACGCGGCCGAAGATGTCGCGGAACAGTTGCTCTTGCTGCCTGCCGCGAGTGTAATCGCCAACGGCGCCCGCGACGCCTGCCAGCGCGTTCCCGTAGGACGACATGCGCCCGATGCGCCCTTGCGCCAACGCGTTCGCCTGCTGCAGCCCCAGTTCGCCCGCCTGTGAGGCATAGTTCTGCCCCGCAGTGCCCGCTTGCGTCGTGGCCGTCTGCCCCAGCCCTGCGATGTTCGCCAGCCGGTTGTAGGCGTTCCCGTACTCCTGCGAGGCCAGATCCTGCGCGTACCGCTGGCCCGCCTTCAGCGCCCCGCCAGACAGCATGTTGCCCCGGGCGGCCTGCACGCGCTCCAGCGCCTTCATGCCCTCCCCCAGACGGAATGCGTAGCCAGGCTCGGGGAGGACTTCACCGCGGGTGAGCTTGCCGAGGGCGTTGACGCCGGCCTCGTAGTAGGGCTTGCCAAGCTCCAGCGACTTCTCGTACATCTCCCGCTGAAGCTGCAGAGCCCTATCCGCCGCCGCCGCCTGCGTCTCTGCGGCTTTTTCTGCGGCGTTTGCCCCGGCGATCCCGCCCACCACGTTGCTCACGCCGCTGACGATGGCCGCGCCTGCGGGGCTGGCCACGAAGTCGATGGCTTTGTCGAGGAATGGGATGCCGGTCATGGCAGCGCCCGCGCCCGTAGCCAGAGCCGCCGTAGTTGAGCCCATGGCCGAGCCGAGGGCGCCTGGTGTCGTGCCGGCTTGCAGGGAGCCGCCAAGGGCCTGCAATGCTGCACCGCCACCAGTTGCTCCGGCAGCCGCAGGGGCCAGCGCAGCCATGCCCGCGTCCACACCCATGCCGGCAGCAAACGCCGGGTCAACCGGCACGCCAGCCAACGCTTCAATGCCCGTCAGCGCGTTCAAGCCGCCGCCCGCGCCCGCGCCCGCAGTCAAATACGGCTCGCCGGCAAACGTGATGGGCTGCAACTGCGTCATGGGACTCAGTTGCATGGCGTTTGCCGCATCGGTCAACTGCGCGGCGGGGGTTGTCACGGAGGCCACCGGTTCCGCAAGCGTGTTGAGCGTTACGTCGGAATACGGGTAGTTTTTGATTGGGTGAAATTGCTCTCCAAACAGGCCCGTCTCTGTCCCGGGCGCCATTGAAACGTCCGTGTACATTGCGCCCGCGCCTTCGGCACCAAGCGCCGGTGGCTGGCTGACCTGCCCCATCGTCCCCGTAGGAATGTTCGCCAGCTCGGCCGCACTCAACTGCCCGCCGCCAGACAGTGCGTTGGTCAGCCCCTCCAGACGAGGCCCAAGGAAGTTCACCGCGCCATAGGCGGCAAACGACGGCAAGACAAACTCTTTGAAAAACTCCCCGAACCCCGCGGCCTTTACTGGGCGCTGGGCAACAACTTCACCTGTCGGAGTTTTCAGGCCAACGGTTTGGCTGTCTTTGTCAATCTGGTCGCCCTTGGTGACAAAGTCGTAGCCCTCAGCCTTCTTTTGAGCAATGAACTGCTCAAATTCAGGAGCCGGCACGTTGACAAGGCCGCCGCCGCCTTCGCCAGGGTCGGACGAAATGACTTGTGTTTCAAACGGGCCGCTGTAGCCAAGCGAGCGAGCCACGCTCTGCCAAAGCTCAGGCGTCTGCAGGCCGCGAATGGTGCTGGTGTACGGGTTTTCTTCGCCAAATTCACCTTGGTAGGTGAACTGATTGAAGTACGGGTCAGACGCCGAAATCCACTGAGGCTTTGCCATGTTCTTACCCAATCCGCCAGTTGGTGCCGTCACTGAACACGGGCACGACGTTCGCCCCGCCGCCGGCCACAATCGAATGGAACGTCGTCGCGTTGGCGTCCGTCACCACGGCCCGGGCGCCTGCGCCGGCAGTGGCTGCGGCAACCAGTGCGGCCACCGTCTGCGTGCCGTTGTTGATCCACTTCAGGCCGGCAGTCAGCGTCAGGCCAGGCACGCGCATCAAGGTGACGCTCGCGTTGCCCAGCGTAATCTCGTTGCTGACGCCTGCCGCAGAGACGTCGGCATCGTAGCCCAGCACTAGGTTGTTGCTGCCAGTGGTCAGCGCATCACCAGCCTGAAAGCCCAGGGCCACGTTGTTTGCGCCAGAGGTCAACGCCCCCAGCGCCGATGCGCCCACCGCCGTGTTGTTGCTGGTGGTGGCCGCATCCAGCGCAGTCCACCCGACGGCAACGTTGTACGCACCCGTGACCACCAGCAGCGCCGCATCCTTGCCAACCGCAGTGTTGCCGGTGCCACTGGTGTTTGCCCCCAGTGCTGAGCGGCCTACGGCCACGGCATCGTTGCCGGTGTAGGCGTCCAGAGCGTTTGCACCCACGGCCGTGTTGTCGGAGCCGCTGGAGCTGGCGAACAGCGCGTCGTATCCAACGGCCACGTTGTATTGGCCGGCGTCGTTGTAGGCGGCTCTATACCCGATTGCCGTTCCATAAGCGTTGGAGCCGGCGTACATCGCTTGGCTGCCGATTGCTGTTGCGTAGCCAGCGCCGGACCCACTGTAAAGAGCAAGCGCGCCTACAGCAGTGTTGTTTGGTGCGGCGCTCAGGCCGTACGCCGCGTCATATCCAACTGCAGTGTTGTTGATTGCGCTGCCGCTGCTCAAATTTGCCAGCGCAGAGTCCCCGACTGCAATGTTGGATGTAAGGCCGCCAAAACCCTTGCCAACAGCAACGGCAACTTCTTTTGCTAGCTCATAGCTGGCAAAAATGTTGTCGTCGGTCTTGATCGTGACGCCAAGAGCCGTTTCCAACACGAACTTGTACGACGATCCTTCTGTCAGCCAGATCTGCGCGGGCGTGCGGCCGGCGCTGTCCAGCACGATGGGGTTGGCGTTGGCCGTGCCGCCGCTGCTGCTGGTGTACGTGGCAATCGGCGTCGTCGTGCCGGCAGAGTACGTGTAGATCAAGCCCCCGGCCAGCGGATTGCCGTTGTTGTCGAAGAACTGCGCTCCAGCGCCAGCGTAGGGGGAAAGCGAAACGCTCATGGTGCTCTCACTGTTGAATCTGGCTCACCGCCAGCACGACGGCAGGGGCTGCTGGGGCAAACGCAGTGGCAGCGACATTATCCACCGTGATGGCCGTATCGTCTGCGGCAAACATGATCTCGATGCGATCATTAGCCGCCAGCGAGAAAAACTCGCTCATGGACACGGCGGTGTACCCGTTGTTGATGTTGATCGTCACCAGCCTGGCAGAGTTGGCGACGTCCGTGCCGTTCTTACGGAACCACAGCCAAACCGTCTTGGCGTTGCTGTTGCTGCTGCTGATCTGGACGGTGGCGTCAAACTGGTACAGGCCCGACTGCACCACCACAATGCGCGACGCAGGCGAGCCGATGCTGATGCCCTCGGCAACCTCGGTGTTGTCAAACGTCAGCGCGTAGGCCGTGTTTGTCAGCGCGGGAGTCTGATCCGTCGTCTTGGTGAACTCGCCGTAATACTTCTGCTGTTCAATTGTCGGCCGCACGAAGATCACGCCGTCAGTGGCGCTTTTGATCAGCACTGCCGCCAGCGGGATCACGTTGTCAGGCGCCGTGGGCTTGACGTTGGTAAACGCGCCCGCCACCGTGGGGTTGGCGTACAGAATGTCGCCCACGTTGAACGCACTGGTGTCGATGCCCGTTACCGGCCCCCAGACGCTGCACAGGCCCGTGGCGCCGCCGTCGGGAATGGTTTCGTCCAGCACGCCAAGGATGTACAACGAAGGCGTGGAGCCGTTCGCCAAGTACGCAGCCACAGACAGTAGGTTCGCCGCGCCGACGCCGGCAAAGCCCACCACAGTGCCTTTGGGCAGGGTTGCGCCAGTGGAGTTCTGCACCAGCGTGAACGTCTCTCTGCTGGCCTGGCCGATGCTGTCTTGCAGCAGCGAGAAGAACCGGAACCACGCGCGGGTGGTCAGCGCCTCGCGGTCCACCAGTGGGTCGCGGCTGGCAGGGACGCGGGGCAGCGTTTGCATGTCAGGCGCTCGTCGGCGTCGCCGTCAGTTCAGCGCCCATGATGGCAATCTTCACCGGGTCGCTGCCGCTGACCTCGTACACGCGATCCCGCAGCTTGGTGGTCATGCCCAAACGCCGCCAGATCACGCGCTTGCCGTACTCACCAATATTGCCCATGCTAGCCCAGTGCTCGTTGCTCCACGTATGGCCGCCGTCGTCAGACCAGCGCAGCATGACCTGAGCCTCAAGAGACGTTTGTTTGAGATATGCAGAGTACAGTTGAAAATTCTCAACCATCGTGTACAGCATAGAATTTTCTATGTACTGTACCCACTCTTGCCACAAATCTTCTGGATATGGTTGGTAGGCAGGAAGAGTTTCGTTGATTAAATAATCGTCAGCAATTAGGTAGTCTCTAAAATTGATTATTCCGTCATTGTTAATGTCACCAAGCATTCTTCCGTTAAACACGGTTTTAAACAAGGTGTTGCCCGGCTCTGTGTCTGAACTGGCTTGAAAAATTCCGTTGTATAGATTGGTGCGCTGGATAACGTACAGATTCTTTTGATTGCTCGGTCCCGTTTCGCAATCAAGTTGCAATGAATGTTGCGCTGTTCGTTTGAGGCTATTTTGGCCCGTGGGCAACGCCCTCCAAGAGCGCAGCCATCGTTGTGGGTTTGAGAAATCTTTGTACCAATTTAGGTCAAAAGTAAATAGGCAATTTTCTGTATTGTCTCCAAGCACAATTTGGCCGGCAAAGTTGGCTTGCGTTCCCGCTCTGTGTTTGGTAAATTGTCCGTTTTCCCAAAATGCCCTTTCGTGCCACGCTCCAGTTGACGCGTCAAAAACCCACGTTGCGTTGGCCCCGGGAAAAGTCAACGCATAAAACGAGTGCCCGTCCTGCTGATAGGTAAACGCAATCGCATCGTCAACAAAATTGTACGTTTGAATTTGCCATTCAACGGCATGTGTGCTAACGCGAACAGCGTTGTACCCGTTATTGCGATAAACAATTCCGTTGCCGCGAGCGTCCGAGCCAAGCCAAAAAACGCTGTTGTCCAGCTTGGCCACGCTGTACGGGGCAAGGCAGCCCGTTTCCATGAACGCGCCCTGAATGCGCTCCAGCGGAAAGTCTGCGGCGCCAGCGTTGTACCAGACCTCGATGGTGTTGTTACCGAACAGCCAGACCTCGCGGTGGTCGACCATCAGCGAGACGATGTTGTCCGGGTTGCCTTCGGCGCTGGCAAAGTCCAGCGGGTCTACCGCGCTTCCGTCATTGAGCGACGTCACCCAGAACCTCTGGCTGTTGGGCTCGTTGAACACAAAGTACCCGTCCAGATAGCCCACCGTCACCGCGCCCGGAAAGTCGGGGTCTGTGACCTGCGCAAACACGCCCGTGCTGGAGTTGTAGATGAAGGCATCCGGGTTGCAGGCCACGAACAGTTGCGTGCCGTTGTCTGACATGCTTACTTGGCCGCTGCCAGTAATTGCCCCCAAGTACGTTGTGTTAAAAAGCTCGTCCGACTTGTACAGACTTCCGCCAGAAGCAATGTACAAATTTGTTCCGAACTTCCAAAGCCCGCGTATTGGCCCACTTCCAACCGTGCGAATAAGCCTTGATCCAGGGCACCGCTGGAGAAAAGCGGGCTCCTTGCCGCCGTCGGGCACAACCTCGGGAAACAGGTTGACCATGCGGCTGTCCGCAGCATTGACGCTGCGAGCCACATACGACGAGCCAAGAATTGGCGTCTTCACGATCAGTAATTCCCCGTGAAGATATTGAACCGCTGATTGCGCCGACCCATGATGTTGTACGGCATGGCCAGCAGGTCATCGGGGTTGTTGATGCGCTTCAGATCGCGCTTGGACGACATGGCGATGCGCTGCACCGTGGGCGGGGCCTCGACGCCGAACTCGGCAGCGATCTCGCACGCAAGGTTGTACTTGAAGCACCGCAGGTAGCCCGGGGGGAACGCGAGCGTGGTGTTCAGCAGCGCGGGCTGCGCCAGTTCCTGCACGCTGACCAAGTGCCATTCCAGCGGCTTGGTAGGCACCGGGTACAGCGCCATGGTGATGTCGGGGTGCGTGTTGTTCACCCACATCATCTGCGGGTAGGTGGACGTCACCGTTTTCAGCGCGATGTTGTTGTACTGGTCCTGGTTGATGAAGTACACCCCGAACGACACGCCGCTTTCGGTGTCGCGGAAGTACGACGAGGTGTCCAGTTGCACCGGCCGCGTGCCGACGAAATTACCAGTCGGCCCCAGTGTGCGGATGGCGTCGCCTGCGGGCCAAGTGAACACTTGATCCTGCGTGGAGTACACGGCCAGGCGCTCAGTGCTCCATGAGTCGAGCATCTGGTTCAGAGCCGCCAGCGCGTCCTGCGAGGTGGCGGCAGAGGGCGTTTCGCCCTCGGCAAGCTGGCCGATCAGCCGCAGTGCGGCGTTGATCTGGTCACCGGCTGTGGTGGACATCGGCAGACTCCCGTCGCCGCCTGCGCACGATCAGATCATTGACGGCAACAGGTAGCGTATCTTGCCCCGGAGTATACCTCTCCCACCCGTTTTGTTCGTCATGCTCGGCCTCCAGATCCATCGTGGCGATCTTGGTGCCGTGAACTTCGTGTCTCAGGTAGATGACGGGCACAGGTCGCCTCCGGGCTGCTTGCGCATGTAAATGTGGAAGTTGCCCGGGTACACCTGATCCGCGCTGTGGTGATCCAGCTGCAAGTCTGGCACCAGCCAGATGTCGCCGCCCAACGCAAGCCAGTTGCGGCTGAACGCATAGTCCTCGCCATACCACACGCCTTCGTGGGCGCCGTGGTTGAACAGATCGACCGTGTAGCAATCAGGGTGCCCGTACAGCAGTTTCGGGTATGCCCGCATGAACCTGCGGATGCCATCGCGGGTGATCTTCAGAAACCCCGCAGGAATGCAGTGGGCGCGCATGGCGCCGTCGCTGGACCGCAACTGCGGATACCCCGCAGCGTCGGTGAACAGCGCGCCCATGTAATCCTCCTCGTCCTTCTTGAAGCGATACGTGCCCGACACGACATCGCCATCGGTCTGGATGAGCTTGACTATGTCCTGCGGCCGCCACGACACATCATGGTCAATGTACACCACAACGTCAGCGCCCGCGTCCAGCGCCTTGCGCGTCAGCGTGGCCCTGGCGGCGCTGATGTACGGACACCCGACCTCAAACACCACCTGGTGCTCAATGCCGGCAGCGTCCAGCGCGGGGATGCTTTCCTCCAGCGCCTTCACGTAGGCGGGGTGCGGGCGCGTGTAGGTGGGGGTGCAGAAGACGACTTTCACTTCAAGCCGGCGCCCATGAGGTTGTAGCAGTCCAGACGCTTGGTGGTAACGCTGCGGAAGCCCGCAGCCTCAAGCTCTGCCTGCAGTGTGGTGGCAACGAAGCCCGTCTTGTGCGCCATGTACGGGTTGCACTCAAGCTCTGAGCGAAAGCCGTAGTACAGGTCTGCGCCGCGTATCGGGCCTGCAGGCGACTCGTACAGCACCGCGTCGTCGCACGGCACGTCTTCCAAGTCGGGAACCATGATCACGACGCCGCCGTTGGGCTTCAGCACGCGCTTGAACTCGCCCAGCGCAGTCTGTACTTCGTGCGGCAGCAGGTGCTCCAGCGCGTGGCTGCAGTACACCATGTCGTATTGACCGATGTCGCCAAGGCATGTCATGCTGGCAACGATGTGCGGGCTATGAGAGGCGTCGATGTCTAATCGAACCTCGTCATAGCCCGCAAGCCACGCAGGCGCGGGATCGGCCCCGCAGCCCACGTGCAATGCCGTCGGAGCAGTGCTCAGGCAGCGCCCTTCCACAGGCCCAGGCCCGACAAGGTGTTCATCACCTCGATCAGCGCGGCCTTCATGTTGGTGTCAACCGCCGTGGAACTGGCGGTGCCGACCAGCGAGGTCGCCTGGGCCGCGGCGGCGCGGCGGGCCACAGGGGCCGTGCCGTAGAAGCCGAGGTTGCCCGAGGTCGAGCCCTGCACCAGAACGGGTTGGCCAGAGCGGCCTACGTTCAGGCGTTCGTCGACGTTGCCGTCACCGATTTGCTCGCCGTCACCGATCTTCGGCGCTTCGAAAGATGCGTTGGACATGATGTTCCTTTCTGCCGCTTACGCGGCACCCTTCCACAGGCCGATGGCCTGCAGCGTGTTCATAATCTCGATCACAGCGGCCTTGAGGTTGGTGTCCACTGCGGTCGAGGATGCCGTGCCCACAAGCGAGGTGGCTTGCGAGGCAGCGGCGCGACGTGCGACAGGCGCGGTTCCGTAGAACCCGGCGGTGCCACCGGACTTGCCGATGATTGCACCGTCGAGTTCAGGGTCCTCGAATGCCACACCAATTGCTTTGGTGTTCGGCATGGCATCACCCCCAGATCCGGCAGCCCATCTGCGGGCGGATGACGCTGTACCCGTACAGAACGTCAATCCGGCAGGGCATCCGGTCGTTGTTGATGTCGTACTGGCGCACGATCCGCATCGAGATGCCGTTGTGCACCTTGCGGGAGGCCATGTCCACGCCTTGCGGCAGGAGCAGGTCCGCCGTGGCGAAGGTGATGGCATCCTTGTGGTACACCAGGTTCTGCGGGTAGCCCGTCGAAGCCGCACCCAGGTAGGTGACGACATCGCTGGCGGTCGGCAGCTTGCTGACCGTGGCCAGGGCCTGCGTGGGCGCGTACACGGCCGGCAGGAACTCCACGTCCACGAACTCGGTGGAGGCCGAGGTG